TGTCCGACCAAGCCGCAATACTCCTGAGTGACTACTACTGTCGTGAAGGGGAAGACCCTCAAGATGCATATGCCAGAGCAGCTATGGCTTATTGCCGCAATGATTTTGACTTAGCCCAACGAATCTATGACTACGCCAGCAAGGGCTGGTTCATGTTCTCATCCCCACTATTATCAAATGCCCCAGCGCAAGGAGAGAAGGTACGTGGACTTCCTATTAGTTGTTTCCTTAGTTACGTTCCTGACAGCCTCGGTGGTCTTATCGACCATACGTCAGAACTACGATGGTTATCCGTTAAAGGTGGCGGAGTGGGGGGCCATTGGAGCGACATTCGTTCTGTTAGTGATGTTGCTCCTTCACCTATTCCTTTCCTAAAGACAGTAGACTCAGACATGACTGCGTACAGGCAGGGCAAGACTCGCAAGGGTTCTTATGCTGCATACATGGATGTGTCTCACCCAGACATAGTTGAGTTTATCAACATCCGTGTACCCACAGGTGGTGACCCGAATCGCAAAGCGTTCAATATACACAACGCTGTGAACATCCCTGATTCATTTATGGATGCTGTAATGGCTGATGGTCAGTGGGACTTAATTGACCCTGCTGATAAAACTGTCCGTGAAACTGTGAAAGCCCGTGGGCTTTGGGAGCGTCTGATTGATACTCGCTTCCGCACTGGTGAGCCTTACCTGAACTTTATTGATGAAGCCAACAGGCATCTACCACCAGCAATGAAAGAGCAGGGTCTAAAGATACATGGGTCTAATCTCTGCAATGAGATTCACTTGCCTACATCTGAGGAACGAACAGCAGTGTGTTGTTTGTCTAGCGTGAACCTAGAACATTACGAGCATTGGAAAGATACCAGTATGGTAGCTGACCTCATTGAGATGCTTGATAACGTGATTAGCTTCTTCTGTTTCAACGCTCCCAAAGAACTGTTTAAAGCTATCTACAGTGCGACACAAGAGAGAAGTTTAGGACTAGGCGCAATGGGATTCCATAGTGCTTTGCAACGCGCACGTATCCCGTGGCAGTCTGTCATGGCTACCAGCTACAACACTATGATGTTCACACACATCAAAGCCCAGGCCACAGCAGCCACTATAAGGCTGGCCCGTGAGCGTGGTTCTTGTCCTGATGTTGATGGAGTTCGTAATAGTCACTTGTTAGCTATTGCTCCTAACGCCAACTCGTCAATCATTGCTGGCTGTTCAGCATCCATTGAACCTCTAAAGTCTAATGCATTCACACACCGTACCCGTGTCGGAGCGCACCTTGTCGTCAACCCTTACCTTGAAAAGGTAATCTTTGACTATGCATACTTATGGAAGAATGAATTTGATAGACATAGTTGGATAGAAGAACAATGGACTTCAATCATTCTGCACGAAGGTAGCGTACAGCATCTTGAGTGGATGGATGATTGGGATAAGGAAATTTATAAGACCGCATTTGAACTAGACCAACGCTGGGTTGTAGACCACGCAGCAGAGCGTCAACCATTTATCTGCCAAGGTCAATCCGTAAACCTCTTCTTCCCAGCAGGGACAGATAAGGCTTACGTTAATGAAGTACACCTACGTGCTTTCAACAAAAAATTAAAAGGTTTGTATTATCTTCGGACAAGTGCTGGTGCAAAAGCAGACACAGTAAGCTTCAAGCCTACCCGTGTTGCTCTTAAAGACTATGCCGATGATGATGAATGCCTTTCTTGCCAAGGATAACCAATGAGTTTGTTAGACCAATCACCAGCATACAAACCTTTCGCCAACCCTAGCTTTGTCAACCAAGCAATTGAGCATGACAAGCTGGCATGGGGTGAATGGGAATGCGACCTACAAGAAGATGTAGCGCAGTGGAAGTCTGGAAAGATTTCCTCCAGTGAGAAAAACTTTATCACCCAAATCCTCCGTCTATTCACTCAGTCTGATGTGATAGTCGGGGGTAGTTATGTTGATGTGTTCTTACCTCGTATCAAAAACAACGAGGCTAGAATGATGATGTTGTCATTCGCACAGCGAGAGACAATCCACATGCGTAGCTATGCATTACTCAATGACACCCTAGGGTTTCCAGAGTCAGAGTACACAGCGTTTCTTGAATATGAAGCGATGTCTGACAAGATTGAGTTTATGCAAACATTTGACCCAGACACTAAGCAAGGTCTAGCCAAGGCTATTGCTCAGACTGTCTGTAATGAGGGCATGAGTCTGTTCAGTGCTTTCGTAATGCTCCTTAACTTCCAACGATTTGGAAAGCTAAAGGGCATGTGTGAGATTGTTGAATGGTCTATACGTGATGAGACAATGCATGTCGATGGTATGACTGCCTTGTTTCGCCAATACATTAATGAAAACCCAGAGGTCGTTACTGATGAATTTAAACAGTCTATCTACGATATGTATCGCACTGCGGTTACGCTTGAAGATAAAGTTATTGATTTGGCGTTTGAACTTGGTGCTATGGAAGGTATCACTCAAAACGAAGTTAAAGAATATATACGGTATATCGCAGATAGACGTTTAATTAACTTAGGATTGAAGCCTAATTGGGATGTTGAATCTAACCCATTACCTTGGTTAGATTGGGTTTTAAATGGTGACTCTTTTAAGAATTTCTTTGAGGGTCGTGTTACAGATTACTCAGCAGATGGAATGTCTGGTGACTCATGGGGATGGTAAATAATATGTCTAGGCAAGAGCGTAAGCAAAAACCTAAGAGGGAAATAAAGGAAAAGTTTATGGAAGAACGAACTCCAAAGACTGCACTCCAACCCAAGACAATTATGCAAGCGCGTTATATAGAAGCTATTAATAGTTTTACCCAGACCATAAGTCTAGGCTGCGCTGGTACAGGTAAGACTTACATTGCCAGCACTATGGCAGCGCACTTATACATGCAAGGAACTATTGATAAGATAATTCTTACCCGTCCTAACGTCCCATCCTCTCGTTCACTGGGTTCATTTCCCGGCACATTAGAAGAGAAGATGGCCCCGTGGACTACTCCTGTAGTAGAGGTTCTAAAGAACTGCATGGGTGGGGCGTATGAGAACGCTATCAGACGTGGTGCAATTATTGTTGCTCCGTTTGAAACCATGCGTGGCTCATCATTTAGTGATGCATTCGTAATCATGGATGAAGCCCAGAACACAACACCAGAAGAGATGAAGATGTTCACCACCAGAATTGGTGAGAACTGTCGCATCGTAATTAATGGTGACATTAAGCAGTCTGACATCAAGACAACAAGTGGTTTGTCAACCATCATCGACCTTGCACAACGATTTAATCTACCTGTACCTGTTATTGAATTTGGTATTCAAGACGTAGTTCGCAGTAAAGAATGCAAAATGTGGATTGAAGCGTTTGACAAACATGAAATGTAACCAACTGTCGCACTATAAGGACTCTCAATGGATATTGACAACTGGCCCCCTGTCTCAACTGAGGTTGTGGAGGCACTCAAAAAGTTATTCCCTCTCAACCCAGAGATATTAACCTTCAATCCTGAAATGACTCAGGAATGGAAAGGTATTTATAGGGTAATAAATTTTTTAGAATTGGTTAATAACAACCAACTAAACCCAAACTCGGAGAATTAAATATGTGTTTTGGCGGCTCCTCTACACCAGCACCAGCACCCCCACCACCACCACCAACTCCACCACCAGCAGACCTTGCACCAACGGCTCCGCGTATTGGTGAGAATGGTGATGTGGACAACAAGCGTTCACAAACCAACAAGAAGAAGAAAGGTACATCTGCATTGCGTATTTCTCCTCAAGTAGGTGGCACTTCAGCTACTGGCATTAACATTCCAAAGAAGTAAATATATATGACAGCTATACGCCAACGCTATGAGCGTTTGGAGTCTGAGCGTCAACCTTTTCTTGACCGCGCTAGGGACGCAGCAGAACTTACTATCCCTAGTCTACTTCCTCCAGATGGTCATTCAGCACATTCAAAGTTATACACCCCGTACCAAGGAATTGGTGCGCGTGGTGTCAACAACTTATCTTCTAAAATGTTGCTGGCTTTACTGCCTCCTAACTCCCCATTCTTCCGCTTAACTGTGGATGACTTTAAATTACAAGAGTTAGCGCAAGAGGAAGGTGCAAGAGCAGAAGTTGAAGAAGCTCTCTCCAAAATTGAACGCGCTGTAATGTCTGAGATTGAAGCATCTTCTACTCGGATTGCAGCATTTGAAGCTATTAAACATTTGTTAGTTGCTGGTAACGTACTACTCTTCCAACCCGATAAAGGTGGTATGAGAGTGTTTCACTTAGACAGGTATGTCCTGAAGCGCGACCCAATGGGTAACCCTTTAGAGATAATCACTAAGGAAGATGTTTCCCCTAGTGCTTTACCTGAAGATATAAGAGAATTACTAGAAGCTGCTGATACAGAAGACACTGCTGAAGACGAGCCTGTATCTCTATTTACACACGTTGTTCGTAGAGATGGCACATGGAATGTTTCACAAGAAGTTTCAGGAATACCTGTTCCAGAAGCGACAGGAACTTTCCCCTTGGACAAGTCTCCATACATCCCCCTAAGACTAAGCCGCATTGATGGCGAGTCCTACGGACGTGGATACGTGGAAGAATACCAAGGTGACCTCCGTTCTCTTGAGACTTTAACACAAGCTATTGTTGAAGCTGCGGCAGCATCTGCAAAGGTTTTATTTCTAGTAAGACCTAATGGAACAACCCGTGCGCGTGTACTTGCGGAAGCCCCTAACGGTGCTATACGTGAAGGTGATGCTAACGATGTTACTACCCTGCAAGTCCAGAAGTCTGGAGATATGCAGATAGCTTTCCAAACAGCACAAGAAATTAAAGAACGATTATCTTATGCGTTCTTAATGAATTCCTCAGTACAGCGAAATGCTGAACGTGTAACAGCAGAAGAGATTCGTTACATGGCCTCAGAACTAGAGGATGCCCTTGGTGGTATCTATTCTATCTTGAGCCAGGAATTCCAACTCCCCTTAGTTAACCGCCTCTTAATGCAAATGCAAAAGCAGAAGAAAGTTCCGCAATTGCCAAAGGGTGTGGTATCTCCAACAATCGTCACTGGACTTGAGGCTTTAGGCCGTGGACATGACTTAAATAAATTAGCTGCAATGCTCGACCATCTTCAACCGCTAGGCCCAGAAGCAATTCAAAAGTACATGAACGTAGGTGATTACATCACTCGCGTAGGTACTTCACTAGGCATGGACATGGATGGCTTGATTAAATCTGACGAACAGATGCAACAAGAAGAACAGCAAGCAATGGCTATGCAAACTGGACAACAGTTAGCACCTCAAGCCTCTGATGCTATGAAAGAGCAGATGACAGCACAACAAGGAAATGAGCAAACATAATGGTAGATTCTGTAACGATTGCCCAAGGCGATGAAAAAGATGACCAAGCGCACGTTGATGCGATGGTAGCTAAAGCTAACGGTGATTCCCCCCAGACCCCAGACAACCAAGATGCACCTGATGAAGGTGCTGAACGGCCTGAGTGGTTACCAGAGAAGTTTAAGACCCCAGAAGATATGGCTAAGTCTTATGCTGCCCTTGAAAAGAAAATGTCAGGTGGTAAAGAAGAAGCTACGGCTGAAGAAACACCAACTGAAATACCTAGCAAAGATGATGCTAAAGAGGTTGCCACTAATGCAGGGCTAGACTTTGATGCTATGCAAGTAGAGTACGGCAGCAATGGCTCTCTATCTGATGAAACCTATGAGGCCATCAATAAGTCAGGCATTCCCCGTGATGTAGTAGATTCATACATTGCTGGGCAAGAAGCATTAGCCACAAGTATACGAACTGAGATGTTCAGTACGGTAGGTGGTGAAGAAAATTATGGCTCTATGATGTCTTGGGCGACTAACAATCTTAGCAGTTCTGAGATTGATTCGTACAATAACGTCATGGGTTCAGCAGACCAAAATCAAATCCAATTAGCTGTTCGCGGCCTAAACGCTCAATACCAATCAGACACTGGAAGTAACCCTTCCTTACTCTCTGGTGACACCCCTGCAAATGTAGGAAGTAAATTTGAGAGCGTGGCACAAATTACAGCAGCTATGCGCGACCCTAAATACAAGACTGACCCTGCATATCGCAAGACAGTCGAAGCAAAGTTAGCGCGTTCCAGCGTTATCTAAGACCCACTCTTAAAAAGCTCAAAGCTAAACCACTGACAAATACATTGCCCTTGCGAGGGACAACACTGTGGAAGTCACGGAAGATGCCGAAGCCTCAAGAGAACATAACTTGAAACTTCAATTCCCTTCTAAGGACTATTAAAATGAGTAACGCAACTGTTTCACGGTTAGGCCAAATCAATGGTGCTAACGCAACTGATGCACTATTTCTAAAGCTTTTCGCTGGCGAAGTAATCACACAATTTGAAGAAAAGAACGTAATGGCAGCAATGCATTCTGTTCGCACAATCACTAATGGCAAGTCTGCATCATTCCCAGTTATGGGCACTGCGACTGCTTCTTACCACGCTGTTGGTACAGAAATCTTAGGTGGTTCAATCAAGGCAGCAGAACGTATTATCTCTGTTGACGATTTGTTGATTGCACCAGCTTTCATTGCGAATGTTGATGAAGCTAAAAATCACTATGATGTACGTTCTACCTATACCAAAGAGTTAGGTAACGTATTGGCAAACACCTACGACAAGAACATCTTGCGCGTAATCGTTCAAGCTGCTCGTAGTGCTACAACTATTACTGGCGGTAACGCTGGTACTGTAATCACTAAGGCTAACTTCACTACCTCTGCAAACATCGTAGCAGCTTTGTTTGATTCTGCTGAGTCTATGGACGCTGATGACATTCCAGAAGACGAGCGTTATGCAGTTGTATCTCCAGCTATCTACTACAAGCTTGCACAAGACACCACTGTCTTAAACAAAGATTGGGGCGGTGCTGGTGCATATGCAGACGGTAAAGTATTGCGCGTAGCTGGTATTACCATTGTTAAGTCTAACCACTTACCTACCGGCAACCAATCAGCAGTTACAGGTGAGAGCAACACTTACCATGCTGACTTCTCTAAGACTAAGGCTGTGGTATTCCACAAGTCAGCAGTCGCTACAGTTAAGCTAATGGACTTGGGCCTTGAGTCTGAGTACGACATTCGTCGCCAAGGAACCTTATTCGTTGCTAAATATGCAATGGGTCACGGTATCTTGCGTCCAGAAGCTGCTATTGAATTAGCATTGCCATAGGCATAAATCTGTTTCTTATTTAGAAACACTATAGGGGAACTTCGGTTCCCCTTTTTTTCCTCTTTTAAGGATTCACTACTATGTCCCTAACACCTACAAGTGAGCTTGAGGCAGTCAACACCATGCTCAATACTATTGGTGAAGCACCAGTGAACACCTTGGTAAACATGACTTCAGTAGATGCCCTAGCTGCACTTTCTGTCCTACAGAGTGTTAACCGTGGAGTTCAAGTTGAAGGCTGGTTCTTCAATACTGAATATGACTATCCTCTAGTTCCTGATATAGATAACAACCTACCATTACCTATTAACTTAATGTCAGTAGATTCTTCTGAAGTGTCTAGCAAACATGACTTAGTACAGCGTGGTTCACGGGCGTATGACCGTAAAAATCATACATATACATTCACTGAAACTGTGAAATGTGACCTAATTCTATTATTGGCCTTTGATGAAATTCCAGAGGCAGCACGTAACTACATAACACTTAAAGCATCAAGAATTCTACAAGACCGATTACTAGGCTCTGACTCATTACACCAAATGAACCGTGAAGACGAGTATCAAGCTCTCACAAGCCTCCGTCTTATTGAGTCCCAGAATGCTGACTACAATATCCTAACTGGTAACCAAGACGTTTACCGAATTATTTCGAGGTAACACATGGCACTTGTAAGTAGCTCAATACCAAACCTCGCTAACGGGGTATCACAGCAAGCCCCTAGTGTCCGTTTGAATTCTCAAGCAGAAGAACAGGTCAATGCCTTTAGTTCTATTATCAGTGGTTTACGCAAACGACCTCCTTCGCAGCATCTAGCTACTTTAGTGTCCAATGCCGCAGCCAATGGTAATTTCTTTATTCACACTATTAATCGTGATGTCACTGAGCGTTACATTGTAATAGCAGACAACTCATCTTTAAAAGTGTTTGGTTTTGATGGTACTGAATATACTGTAAGTACGCCCTCTGGCTATGCTTACCTATCTTCAGGTAACCCCTTTAAAGATTTTAAGTCTGTAACTGTTGCTGACTTTACTTTCATTTTAAATAAATCAATAACCACCACTGTAACAGCAAGCACGTCAACATTAGCCCATCCTGAAGCCATTGTTCATGTCAAGCAAGGTAACTACGCGCAAGACTATAGAGTATTTATAGACAACACACAGCGCGCTATATACACCACAAGTGCTACAAACAAGGCTGACCTAAAGACCAACAACATTGCCACACAATTGACTAGCCAGTTAATTAGTGGATTAGGCTCTGTATATACCATCACACGGAATGGCTCTGCGATACGAATACAGAGAACAGATGGTAATGACTTTACCTTGCGTACTGAGGATTCCTTCGGTAACGCTGCCTTAATTGGTTCCAAAGGTTCAGTACAACGATTCTCTGATTTACCAAGACGCGCATTCAATGGTTCAAAGATGAAGGTCATAGGTGAGGAAAATTCTGAGGCTGATAATTACTACGTTGAATATGAAGCTGGTGATACCGCCCAAGGTGTCTGGAAAGAGTCCATAGCAGAGGGAGCAGACTCCACATTAAATGCGGCTACCATGCCGTGGAAGCTTGTGAGAAATGCTAACGGCACATTTACGTTCTCTCCTAACGCTTGGGTTAGCCGCTCTGTAGGTGATGCCATATCAGCAAGTGACCCTTCCTTTGTAGGAAAGAAGCTCAACGATATATTCTTTCATCGTAACCGTCTAGGTGTGATAGCAGATGAAAATGTTATCTTTAGCCGTTCAGGGCAATACTTTCATTTCTACCCCGAAACCATAACAACTGTTCTAGCAACTGACCCTATAGATGTAGCAGTAAGTCACACGAAAGTGTCCATACTTAGACACGCTATACCCTTTAACGAGACACTTCTTTTGTTCTCTGACCAGACTCAGTTTATGTTGAGTGCTGGTGATTCACTTACTCCAGAAACTGTGTCAATAAATCAGACAACTGAATATGAATCATCTTTACAAGCAGGGCCAGTTGGTGCTGGTGAGTATGTTTACTTCGCCACTAACAGAGAGAATTTTGCAGGGGTTCGTGAGTTCTTCGTACAGGCAGATACTTCAAGTAATACTGCTATTGATGCGACCCTCAATGTACCTCGTTATATAAAAGGTAAGGCAACCGCTTTAGTGTCCAACACTAATGAAGATATTTTATTTGTACTGACTGATGGTGTTCATACTGTACCCACAGCTTATGTCTATAAATATTTAAGACGTGATGGTCAGGCATTGCAAATGTCATGGTCTAAGTGGGAGTTTCCACATGCAAACCGTATATTAAATCTATCTGTAATTGAGTCAACAGCCTTTTGGGTAATGCAGCGCGGTTCAAAGATTGTTCTTGAAAAGATGCAGTTACAAGAGTCTCCCCAAATAACAGCAACAGGAAAGATGGTTTTCCTTGACGCTCTGGAATCAGGCTCTACACCAGCTACTAACCAAATCAAAACCGTTGTTGATGGTGAAAGCTTTGTAGGCTTTCCATATACCATGTCTTACACCTTCTCCACTCAGTATAAGAAAAGTGTAGGTGCTGGTGGGAGTCAGGTAACAGACACCTCTGGTAGATTGCAGTTACGCAACTTTAAGTTACTTTACCAAAACACAGGTATGTTTAAAGTCACCACACTTACTCAAGGTGTCTCACACACTTACCACTTTAGTGGCCCACCATTAGGAATCATAAAAACTGGTTCAGTAGCTCTAACATCAGGTGACTTTGAGTTTCCTTTGTTATCTAAGAATGACAGGGTTTCTATTACAGTAAGCAATGAAACACCTTACCCAAGTGCATTCCAATCTGCGGAATGGACAGGTTACTACACGACTAAATCAGGAAGAATTTAATGGTAGCTTTAGTACGATTAGCAACCATTAATGATTGCAATTTGTTAGGCCCGATATTGCGTGATGCTGACAAGGAAGAGTTAAAGATTTCTTGTGGGTTGGGGCCAGTAACGGCCCTGACTAATTCACTTAATGATTCAGATGCAGCTTATGTAGCTGTTGATGATAAGGGTGTTCCTATACTTATGTTCGGTGTAGTCAATGCAAACCAGGGTTTTATAGGTGTGCCTTGGATGTTAGGTGGTAAAGGAATATATCAGCACACTAGACAACTAAAATCTGAGTGCAGAAAATGGCTGGATGTAGTCCATAAAGACTATGAACTGTTATTCAATTATGTCCATGCAGAGAACCCAAAAGCCATACGATGGCTTCAATGGATGGGCTTCACGATGGTACGGCTAGTGCCTGAATATGGAGTAGGCAAAAAGCCGTTCTATGAATTTATAAAGGTGAAATAAAATGTGCAACCCTCAACTAGCTATGGCAGTAGCAGGGAAAGTAATTGAACATTCCGAAAAAGAAGATGCTGCTAATCGTCAGAACCATGCAGTAAATAACAATCTAATGCAGCAGTACACGCAAGAATCTATAGCAACTCTACAAGAACGCACTGCGGCCTCTGACAAACTCTTTCAAGACACTATTAAAGCTAGGGAAGCGCAAGCTGACTACGCAGCTTCTGTAGAAGGTATGGGAGGTTCAATTGTAGGAAGACTTATTCGGGACAAGCAAGCTGTAGAAGCCCGTAACAAGCTAAACATTACTACCAATTTCGAGTATAAAATCCAACAACGTCAATATGAGCTAGAGGGCTTGAGAGTCCAAGCTCAAGGGCGTAGGAAGAAAGGCCCAAGTCTATTGGCTACTGGGTTAGGAATTGCAAATGACTTTGAAACGCTAGGGGATGGACAGTACAACACTGGTTCAACACCAGCATCATCAGACTACACACAATATTAAGGAAAGAAAATGGCGACTAACTCTGGCATCGAGGTGACAGCACTACGCCCAGCGGCACAGGCAGGGGACTTCTACGTCCGTCCTGACCAAACACCTTCTGGCATAGGTGAGGGTCTTGCGAGACTTGCGAATACTAAAAGTAAACAACAGAAGATTGAAGATAAAGCAACTGCTGAAAACCTACACATTTCAGACTCGCTTAACAACGCTGATAGCATACATGACTTTAGTGCATACGCGCATGAGTCTGCTGGTGTAATAGCCCACCTAAAAGAACTACGTGGAAAGTCATTTGCAAACAAATGGCGAACTGAAAGTGAAGATGCTTACAACAAATGGCGAATGGATTCAAATGAAACAGGAACGGACTTTCCTACATTTATGGCTGAACGTAAAACCCAGTTAGCTGACGTTTTACAAGGTGACCGTTTTATGACCTCTGGTGCTTTAGGTGTCATTAATGAAACCGAATATGGCATGAGGGCAAAGCATCGTTCATTCCTTGATACCCGTATGAGGACTGAAACAAAGGCCCAGATGGGAGAAAGCATAGACTCTGACATGGCTAGTATCAATGCTGGCACTATGACCATTCAACAGGTGGCTGCTAATACAGAGGATATGATTCTTACAGCCCACGCCACTGGTGGAATGACTAAGGCTGAAGGTAACAAGATGGCGTTTGACCATGCCATTACAAAGTATGTCAGTACAGGTGATGACAACTATCTGTTATTAGCAAGGGTATCTAGGTTTGCTACTGGTGGAGGCAAGGTTATAAACACTAATGCCGAATCTATTATTCAACAGGCGACAGACCAAGTAGTTGCTAGAAGAGAAACTGTTCAACGTGGATTAGCGGCTGAAGCTAAAGTTAGAGCGGCTGAAGCAGTCCAAGAAAGTTGGAATAATGTTAACGACTTTCTTTATCAGACTCCATATAAAGAACTTCCAACAGAAATGATATACGCTTTAACTAGCAATGGTATTTCTATGGTTACCATCAATGGTGTTCAGAATGCTTTTCAAGACAGTGCTCAACAGAAATATTCAAAACAACCTCACCATACTGACTTTTTTAATGATTTTCTAGCTGACATAAAGAACAGTTCATATAACCCACAAGGTAATATAGTTACTGAAGCTAAAATATTTAAGGCTGTTTCAGAGCAAAAAATACATCCTGATGATGTGGCTAGTTTAATTAATTCTTTAGACCAAGCAAACAAAGTCACACCTGTCTTAAAACAACCTATTGTCAAAGACTTCAAAGGTGACATTACTCGCGCACTTGAACAGTCCACGATGTATAAATCTAAAGGCAATGCTGATGCAGTAGCTCAGTTAGGTAGAAGTTTTGATGCAGCAATGTCTAGGATAATACAGCACCACTTTAATACAACAGGTGAAAAGCCAACAACTGCTGAGTTGTCTTCCTATAACCTACAAGCTGAAGCAGAAATCAATAAAGAAAAAAATATTGTACAGGCTCAGATTGTGGCTCACCAAGAGTTTGTTGATAGTGTCGCTGATGTCGCAGAACAATCTGAAGAAAAGAATGGAGCTTTATCTGCTAACGCTAGTATAGACAACATCATGTCAGTGTTTAATTCTGGTGATAAAGGCCGTGAATTAAAACGATTGATTGATGAAGACCCATTACAACTGGCTGATTATGAGGGTGAGATGTTGCAAGTCTGGCAGATTTTAGACATACAGCTAAAAGCATTAAATGATGGCCTGCTTGATAATATGGGTGGTACGGGAGCTTTTGCTACCTACTTTGAGGCTAATAAAGAAATCTGGGAGAACAGGTAATGGCTGACACTGATACTCAAGGCCCTGGATTTACTGCGGCTGGCCTTTCTCCAGCAGGACAGACTGCGGTTAAACCTGAAATTATAACTGGATTTAGTAGCGCATCTTTAACCCCCAAGACGGAAGATGATTGGCTTCAAGACGAGTCGTTCATAGCAGATGCCAGAACCCTTGCACCTAAATTTAATATTCAAAACTTAGGCGTAGATTTAGGTTCAGGTGCTGAAGAATACATGGAGTCACAACAGGGCACTAACGCCATGTTTAAGCCTCCTGTAGGCATTGATGAACTACAGGCTGGTATGGCTGCGGCTAATGAAGCTTATGTTGCTCCAGAGTTCACAGACCAAGAGTATGCTGAAGGTGCTATGCAAGCCATAGGACAAATTCAGTGGAACCTTCCTGACCTTGGTTTTGTAGCTATGGGTATTGAAGA